ATCAGGATTCTTTATGAAAACGCAGATTCTTGGCTCTAGCTACGTTGCACGCAGCACCAATGCTGCGGATAACCGCATGGTCAATCTGTTTCCTGAGATCATCCCCGAGGGTGGCAAGGAAGCGGCGTTCCTGAACCGCGCCCCTGGCCTGCGGCTGGTGACCTCCGTGGGCGTTGGTCCTATTCGGGGCATGTTGCAGTCGGGTCAGTGGCTGTATGTAGTGTCAAACGACAGACTGTACAAGATTAGCCAAAACTACACTGCCACCCAGATTGGATCGGTGGGCAACACCGGACCTGTGTCGATGGCGTTTAACGGTACAGAATTGTTTATTGTGGCCAACGGCCCAAGTTATGTTTACAACTCGGTAACCAACGCTTACGTTCAAAATAGTGATTTTCCACCAGCCCAAACCGTTACGTTTTTAGACGGTTATTTTATTTTCAACCAAATTAACAGTCAAAAGTTTTGGGTAACTGATTCGTATGACGGCACGGTGTTAGATGGAGCCAGTGTTGGCACTGCTGAAGGTTCGCCTGATGGTTTGGTGGCCGTCATTGCTGATCACAACGAACTGTGGCTATTTGGCGGCAACTCGGTTGAGGTCTGGTATGACGCAGGTCTGCCGCCCCCAGGCATCCCTTTCCAACGCATCCAAGGGGCATTTAACGAACTAGGATGCGCGGCGGCGTTCTCGATAGCCAAACTGGACAATAGCTTGTTTTGGCTGGGCGCTGACGCCCGTGGTCAAGGCATTGTTTACCGTGCCAACGGCTACACCGGCAACCGCGTATCTACGCACGCCGTAGAGTACGCAATTGCTCAGTATGGCAATATCTCGGACGCTATTGCTTATTCGTACCAGCAAGAAGGCCACACCTTCTATGTGCTGACTTTTCCTTCGGCCAACGCCACATGGGTCTACGATGCCTCAACCCAAGCATGGCACGAACGTGCAAGTTGGGAAAACGACAACGCTATCCGTCACCGGTCCAACTGCCGCGCTGTGTTTAACAGCGAAGTGCTGGTCGGTGACTTTGCAGACGGCAAAATTTATGCGTTTGACTTGGATGTGTACTCGGACAATGACCACATCCAAAAGTGGATTCGCTCTTGGCGTGCGCTGGCTTCTGGCACGAACACGCTTAAGCGCACCGCACAGCATTCATTGCAACTTGACTGCGAAGTCGGGTTTACCCTGCCTCCGGTTACAGAAGAACAATTTATTGTCACTGAAGACAGCGATGACATCATTACCGAGTCTTATGACTTCCTGATCACAGGTGTCCAAACAAGCGTCAACGGTACGCCCTTGGTGTTGTTGCGGTGGTCGGACGATGGTGGCCATACGTGGGGCAACTACCATTCTAAATCTATGGGCGCTGTGGGTCAGACTGGCCAACGGGTAATCTGGCGGCGTTTGGGCATGACGATGAAGCTGCGCGACCGTGTGTATGAGGTTTCAGGCACCGATCCGGTCAAGATCGCCATCATGGGCGCTGAACTGTTTGTGACGCCTACCAATGCTTAATGCAGATACCGATATTCCGTCAAGCCGCGTACCGCTTCTTGATGAAGTGACGGGTCTGATATCGAGGCAATGGTATCGGTATTTCTTGGCCCTGCTTAATTCGGATGTTAATTACACACCTCAAAGTAACCCAGCCAATGTGCCGTTGACTACTTCGCCGTTGGTTATTGGAAACGACACCCAAAGGCCGATAGACGTTATGATCAGCGGCGGTGGGGTGATCAAAGTCGAATTCCAACGCGGGACTGGTACAAAATACAATACGGGTTCATACTATGGCATGTTTGGTTTGTCGCCCAGTGACGCGCTGACTATTACGTACTCAGGTACACCCATTGTTACGCTTATTCCGAGGTAAACCTATGCGAGTGACTTACGGTAAAGGGTTTAATTTTACGCCAGCTTTGTCTATGTCAGACAAAGTTAAAGCGTTGCAAACAGAACTTTTAAAAATGCCGCAAGCCAACATTGTCACTGAGCATATTTTTATGCCTAGCGTATATGAACGCAAGATTACCATTCCAGCATGGACAGTGCTGACTGGCGCAGAACATAAGACCCCCTATCGCGTCCGCTTAGAAAAAGGCACAATTGCGGTTAATACAGACGATGGCGTTAAAGTCTTGACTGCGCCTTGTGAATTTCCAGCAAGCGCAGGGATGCAACGTGCAGGGCGAGTGTTTGAGGATGAAGTGATTTGGGTAGATGTGTACGACAACCCAGACAATTGCAACGATTTGGCTGCGCTTGAGAACCGGTTGTATGTAGTGCCTGATTGTGGGCTTGCTGACAGCAGAACAGAAGAACAAAAAGCCAGAATTGATTTTGGCGCTTTTCTTTACCAGATTGGTATGACTCAAAACGAAATGGATGCAATTGTCCATATTGAGTCTGATTTGATAGAAATGCCAAACGGCGTGGCAGTAGAGTTACGTGACTCATCAATTCACGGTAAAGGATTGTTTGCGACCCGTGATTTTGAAATTGGTGAGGTTGTGTGCCCAGGCCGATTAGACGGTAAACGAACGCCAGGTGGTCGGTTCATCAACCATTCGTTTAACTCTAACATTACACCGAATAAAGTTGGGGATGACATTTATGCAGTTGCTAAGCGTAAAATACGCGCAGGCGAAGAATTGCTGGTAGATTACAGAGCATCAATGCGGGTCAATTTTGGACTTGCTTTACAAGGAGAATTGCCATGTCTGGATGGGTAGCAGGGGCCATAGCGGTCAGTAGTTTAGTTAGCTCAAATGCGGCTAGTAATGCGGCGTCTACGCAAGCAAATGCGGCTAATAACGCAGCCGATCTTCAAAATCAACAATACCTACGAACACGCGAAGACCAAGCGCCTTATCGTGAGGCTGGTTATAACGCATTAACCCGAATGCAAAACATGGCGGGTAATGTACCTGGCAAGTTCAGATTTGGTATGGAAGATTTTGTAACCGATCCTGGGTATAACTTTCGGTTAACGCAAGGTACGAAAGCAATAGAGCGCAGCGCGGCGGCCCGTGGTGGTTTGCTTACTGGCAACACTGGCGGTTCATTGGCTAATTTTGGTCAAGGATTGGCATCGCAAGAATATAGCAATGCTTACAATCGTGCGCTTACCGGCTACAACACGGATGTGGCAAGCGAAAATCAGCTATACAACCGTCAAGCTGCATTAGCGGGTATTGGTCAAACTGCCACCAATTTCATAGGGAATGCTGGCGCAAATAACGCTGCCAATGTGGGTAATTTAATGACTAGCGGCGCGGCGGCACAAGCGGCTGGCGGCGTAGGCATGGCAAATGCTGTTACTGGCGGTGTAAACCAGTATTTAAATTACACCAACAACAATAATTTAGTTAATGCTTTACGCAATCGTCCTAGTTATAACTCCTTCTTTGGCTCTACCCCAGCAGGATACGGCAGCGAATTATAAGGAATAAATCATGGCACTTGATCCAAACATCGCTCTTGGCGTTCGGGGTATTGAACTTCCTAATCAGTTGGCGCAGTACGCCCAAATCTCGCAAATTCAAAATGCACAACAAGCCAATCAATTGCATCAAATGCAAATGGCTGAATATGATCGTGCGCGTAGAGAAGAAGAAGGCACACGCAATTTTCTTTTAAGAGCTGATTTGAATGATCCTAATGTTCAAATGCAATTGCTTACGCAATACGGTAAATCTGGGCGTGAAATTGCAACAAATCTTACTGCTTCTCAAAAAGCACGATCTGAGGAAGCGGCTCGGCAATCAAAATTGGCACAAGACACACAACTCTTGTATCAAAACATGTCTGGCATGATTTCAAATAAAAACGATGCCATAAGTTTTTTGAAAGAAATGGTCAACAACCCAGCAATGAAAGACTCGCCAATTACGCGAATTCCATTAATGGCGCAAGTACAAAAAATTCCTGAAGATCCTCAAGGATTGGACGATTGGAAAAAGCAATTTGCCCTTGGCGCAACTAAATACATTACCGAAAACAAACCAGTTACCTTTGCCCAAGACATGGGTTCTGGTGGCCGTGTAATGACTCGTCCTGGCTTGGGTGGATCCGCTACTGTTGTACCTGGCAGCGAGTTTACAAAAACCCAAACATTTGCAGATAGAAATGCTGCGGGTAATCTTGCGCTTCAGCAAGCCAAATTTGCGTTTGAAAAAGCCAACCCCACAATGTCGATTCAAGAAGATCCAAGTGGAATGTTGGCAGTCAACACCAGAACTGGCG